GGTGTAAGAACCGCTCCGAGAAATCTTTTATGCTATCAGTACGCGGCTTGCGCTTATACTTTAGCATGCTAGTTAAACTATGCACTGTCTCTATCCTCCTCTCTTGGTTTATCGTCTAGAAAGTAACAGTCATTGGTTGCGTCAAAGGTATACTTAGTATCAAAGAACGCATTGTGATCCTCGATATTTTCTATAGCTACGTTATCGCCATTGTCTAGGCTACGCTTTGAGTCGATATGATAGATCTCACCGCTAAGAGCACAAGTAAACCAACAGTTATCATACTCATCCTGAGAGATATAGTCGCCACAGACTGTAAGGTGTACGTCCTCATCCTGCCATAGCTCTCCGTCTGTGCATAAGACTGCGTGATTATCGCAGCACATTTCGCACCATTGTTGAGCAAAACCACTAGCTCGCTGAACCTCCCGACTTCCGTCTATCGGCTCATCCTCACCGCAGTTCTCGCAGTTTATGTAGGTTTCCCAGTAGCACGTTTCACACCAACTGTTGTCATCATGGCTGTTATAGTGGACATATCTATCCTCATCGCTAACACCACAACCACAACCTGCACAGGTAAAACGATCCCCAGTAAAGAGTACACCGCTATAACTAGAGGCATCTATAGATCCACGTCTAGAAACAACCATATACTTATTACAGTCGGTTAACTCTAACCCTCTAGGATCAAGATCCAAGTAGGGGGCTATCATACCGTCCATATCGTTAACCTCATTATAGAAGTGAGTTACTAGCAGACAACCTACCCAATCGCTATCAGCTATAGGTAAGCATTTAGCACTCTTGAGTTTATCCCAGAGAAACTGCCACGCTTCCTCACTAACCGCATATATAGGCGCAGGTTGAGGCGTTATCTTAGCCCCTGCCCTAGCCACGGCTACTACGCTCCGCGCTGCAATTTTACCCTCGGGTGTTTCTAACCAATGCATCTCGAAGTCACCGCTAGCGTATGCCTCGCACGGATGCATAGGTAAATTGTCAAACTCATAGCGCATACAACTATTGCTCATATGTTTCTTAGACCAATTTGTATCTATATTCTGGGAATCTGCCTGAGTCCAAGAGTAGGCTCTTTTGAAAGCGCTAGCCTCTTTACTGACGCGATAGGTAAATTCTTGCTCTATAAGTTTAGACTTAACTACGTCAACTAAGTTATCAATCTCAGTATCAGTTAGTACTGGGAACATCCGCCTAAGCGCACGTCCTATTTTCATAGCCTGTCTAGAGCTTCTACCTTTTCCCCTAGAATCGACCGTAGGCCAAATTACTAGAGCATTAGGAAATTCTGCATCTACGTTAGGCATGAACACTTTAAGTACCAGTTCAACGCTCTTACGTGAATTCTCACGCCATTCTATGAGCTTCTCTATCTGGTGTTCCCGATCTTCGCCCCAGTCTAATTGCGAGACTTCACGATATTCTTTCGAATAGTCTCTGACTATGAGTTCGTCTAGGAACATATGCAACCGTCTACGTGTACGGCTGCTGAGACCGAGATTGTCTAGGCTAATGCCATCGACCTCCATCCCGGCGAGAGCTTGGTGAAAATCTCTCATGTTGCCTCCTATGTTTTAGTGTTAGAGCTGTCCCTAGAGTACCTCTAGGATTTAGCCCACAAGACACACCTGTCCTGCACTAAGACCGTACCATTTTAAATGCTCCGGGTCAAGCACTAAGTTTTTCTACTAGAGATAAACCCGGGTTACTAGCTACAAACAAACCTAGAAATAAACCTAGCAATAACAATAGGTTACGGTGCTATTTATTCTTTAGTTTGTGATCACATATTTCTACCTAGGGGTATTTCTTGGGGCTTTATGCTGCAGCCAGGCCGGGCGCCTAGCGAGTAAAAAAGGTTAGACCTTAGCCTATTTCCTATCCGGGGTCCAGGCCAGGAGCTTAACCCGGGTCCAGGCCAGGAGCCAGGCCGGGGTCTAACCCGGGAGCCAGGCCAGGAGCCAGGAGGCGACCTCCCCCCATTTCCTATCTAGGGTCTAACCCGGGAGCCTGGCCAGGAGCCTGGCGATAGCCTCCCCCTATTTCCTATCGGGGGTCTTAGTTAATTTCCTATCGGGGGTCCTGGCTAGAGCCTAAGCCAGGAGCCAGGCCAGGAGCTATGCCGGGAGCGCATACCAGCTCTGGTCTAAGCGCATAGCTAGGATCTTGGCCTAGAGCCTAGCCTAGAGCTATGCATAGAGCGCAACCTACCTATGCAAACAAATCGTATCTATTTATGTATTTTTTTGTTGCAGTCTAGGTTTTAATTTGGTACTTATAGGTATGGTCAAGATCATATAGGTCAGCGACAGTGGGGATGACGCCCCTGCCGAAGGCAAGATCTGCCATAGTTTAACTTAACTCTTACAGACAGAAAGGATTTTATTATGTCTGATTTTTTTGGCGAGAGCCGTATGACCAAGCAACAGCGCAAGCACATTGCTCATGGTACTTTAACTAGAATTTGTGCAGAGTTTATCGCTAGCGGTAACTTTCACAAACAACTCGAAGAGGCTGATTACATTGCAGCTCTCAAAGAGAATATGTCAACCAAGCTTGGTGGTGCAAAACGCGAAGTAATCTTCAAAGCTTATGACGCAGCCATTGCGAAAGCGAAAGCGGACGCAGAGGCGGCAGCAGAGGCGGCAGCAGAGGCGGCAGCTGAACCCGCTGCCAAAGCAAATTGATCTCTGAGATCTTAAAGAGCAGTGTAAAAGCTGCTCTACTCTTGCTTATCTGGCTAGCCCTATATCTAGGGCTACCAGTGGTATCCACCTTGCTGCTATTTGGCAACCCATTTTAACCGTGAGACCCTCGGCATTCTAAGCCGAGGGCGTTAAGCCTGGCGTAGCCAACCTGATTTGTAACATAAGAAAATAGGTTGAGGTATGACAGATTGTCGCACCTACTTGATTTTCCCTCTTGACATACTATATGCACATTAAGATCCTATCTTAAGTGTTTCTTAGGTTCCTTACTAACTTCTAGCTATAAGAAGTAATTAGACCTAAGTGACTCTTAAGTACGATCTGGACTTGCTCCCCAGAGGTTTGTAGTAGAAAGAAGTAGATGTTTGAACTAACAGGACTGCTATGGTGGCAGTGGTGGATACTTATTATGGTTACACTTAACACAACGATCAACACTATACTGTTTTTTAGCCGTTACAAAAGAAAATAGTGACTTATATGTCACTTTTCTTGGTTTGTAGTTAATTATTTTAGTCTAACCCCTTGAAATCTCCGTATTAAGCACTATATGCGCCTAATAGCCCCTTCTACGGCAATATATCGCACCTCCCCACCCTTTATATGTTGAACGAGCGTTGGATATACGCCAGAAGTGCTTACATCCTTAGAAAGAAGTCGAAATGAACGCTAAACTACGTTATAGTGAGCCTATAGCTAAGTACGTCCGTCAAGCAGTTGCTGATGGCGTACAGATTAAAGATATACTGGCTACTATCAACAAACGCTTTCAAGATGCGCCTAGAAACAACGCTATGCTCTACAAACTCTATGGTGGAGACATAGCTGAGGCTAGAGCTGACATTACTCAGCGTGTTGGTAACGTAGTTATACAGCAAGCCATAGATGGACATTTTCCATCGCAGGAATTATTCCTTCGTTCTAAAGCAGGATGGAGTCCCAAAGAAACCCAACAGCTTGAAGAGGTCGAAGGAGACCCCGACGAGGACGCAAGCGCAATCAACTCTCTAATGAGTCTCCTAGGACATGGTTCGGAATTACAAGAAGAAGACAGCAATACAGGTTCCTGAGGTAAGAGCAGACACTCTAAGGTCTCTCTCACCTGATAAACTAAAGCAAGTCTTAGCCGAACTAGGACCTAAGCAGGTAGAAGAGCTGAAGTACACATGGCCTTTCTGGGCTAGAGACGATCAGCTAGAACCAGAAGGAGATTGGGACTATTGGGTATTCAATGCAGGACGAGGAGCAGGTAAGACCCGATCAGGTGCTGAGTGGGTTAGACACAAGATAAAGCAAGGTTTTAAGCGTATTGCTTGTGTAGCTCCTACTAAAGGTGATATTCGTAGGGTTATGGTAGAAGGGGAGTCAGGTCTCCTTAATGTATGTTGGGAACACGACAAGACCTACCGTGGCGCTAAGATGGGCTACCCAGTATGGAGTCCGACGAATAACACAATCTCGTGGTCTAACGGAGCAAAAGCAGAGTTTTTCTCAGCCGAAGACCCAGAGCGTTTACGTGGACCTCAGTTCCACGCGGCATGGGCAGACGAAGTTGCAGCATGGCGTAACCAACAAGATGTATGGGACATGCTACAGTTTACCTTACGACTTGGACGCAAACCAAGAGTGATGGTAACAACCACCCCGAAGCCCACTAAGTTAATGAGGGCTTTGATAGCTTCACCTCAGAGCCACATTACTCGTGGGTCTACATTCGATAACATAGACAACCTTGCCAAACCTTTCCTTGAAACCATTAAAAAAGAATACGAAGGAACAAGACTTGGTAATCAGGAACTCTATGCAGAGATGTTGGAAGAGGCTGATGGAGCTTTATGGACAACCGAAGTCCTTGACGGATGCACAGTCGAACAAAAAGACATCCCCGAACTAAATAGAATTGTTGTTTCAATAGATCCTGCTGTTACGTCTAAGACGGAATCCGATATGACAGGGGTTATTGTTGCAGGTATAGATGTAAATGGAATTGGCTATGTTCTCGAAGATGCGACAGATCGGTACAGTCCTGCTGAATGGGCTGCAAAAGCTATATCATTATATCAAGAATATAGTGCTGACCGTATTGTTGCAGAACGCAATCAAGGCGGTGATATGGTTCGCAGAACTCTTGAAGCAGAAGATGAAGCAGTTCCTATCAGGCTTGTACACGCCTCTAGAGGAAAAATGGCTAGGGCTGAACCTATATCTGCGCTCTATGAGAGAGGCAAAGTTAAACATGCTAAAGGGTTGGACGAACTGGAAACGCAAATGAGAACTTGGGAGCCATTAGGCTCTATGGGTTCCCCAGATCGACTAGACGCTTGTGTTTGGGCCTTAACTGACCTTATGTTGAATGGCGTTACGAACCCTACACTTCGCCTTTCCTATTCAAATGCTAA